GTGGCCGTTTATCGCGAAGGAATTCCAGAACCGCTATCGCGGATACCGGGCCAGGAAGGAGCGGCCGGCATATCCGCCCACGCTGATTGGCGTCGCCGAGGCGCAGAACCGGCGGGAGGGCCAGGAATGCCAACCGCCTGTGCTGATCGGCAATCCGGGGCAGGTCACGGCAGTCATTGCCGGGGGCGCCACGCTGCCGCTGCTCACGCTCTCGCGTCCGTCGGCTGAAGCTTTGCTGCAACTGCAGAGTGGGGAGAAGGTCGCATGATGAGCGATTCCACGGTCACATCATCGACGCAGCCGGTCGTTCAGTGCGTCAACTGCAAGAATTTTTCGTTCCGGGGGTCTGGCGAGATGTCCAGAATCGGTTTCGGAAAATGCCTGAATGGGGGCGCGAAGTGGGAATTTTATGGATCGACGGCACCGCGCTTGTGCCGGCGGTTTGATCTCGCCGACGATAGCCTGATCGAAAGTCGGTTGCGGTGGCGACAAGCGAAGCTCGACGAACTCAGCCAAATGGTGCGAACCGAAGATCGGTTAGGAGCGGAAAACGACGCGGGGGCGCAATCATGACCGTCCAATGGCATGCCCCCAGGCGCCCGCCCAAGTATCGCAACGAAAAACGGGTCGTCGACGGCCATACCTTCGATTCGGCCAAGGAAATGCGTCGCTACTTGATCCTCAAAACCCTACTGCGGGCCGGCAAGATCAGTGACCTGCAGTGTCAACGTTCCTTTGAGCTCGTTCCGACACAGAAGAATTCCCGTGGCGAGACCGAGGTCTGCGTCAGATACGTGGCGGATTTCGCCTACATCGACAACACCACGGGCCGCACCGTCGTCGAAGACGTCAAAAGCGACCTCACCAAAAAGCTTCCCATCTACATCATCAAACGCAAGCTCATGCTGCAGGTTCACGGCATCACCATAGAAGAGGTTTAAAACATGGATAGTCAACATCAATCGGCACTGAAAGCCCAGGTCGGGGGCGATCACTACAAATCCTGCGGCATCCAGCCTGTCGAATTTATCGAAGCGAACGATCTGCCCTTCCTGGAGGGGTGTGTGATCAAGCGTATGGCCCGCCACGCGAAGCCGACAGGGAAGGGCCGAGTGGACATCGAGAAAGCCATCCACGAGCTGCAGCTGCTGCTGGAGCTTCGGTACGGCAAAAAGTCCGACGCCGAAGCGACGGAATAAATTTCTACACGTGAGGGCGCATATGGCAGATCTGCCTGAACAAACAGCCGAGGGTTTCGAGCCCTGGATACATCACCAAATGTGGAACTGGTCGAACTGGTGCTGGGACGGCGCGTGGCCGCATCCGCTGCCGGTCATGTTCTGCGCGTCTGCGGAGCGATACTACCGGCCCCCGCGTGCGGACGAAGACCAGGATGGCACACCGGCGAGGAATATCAATATTGATAATGCGCTCATTGTGAACGATATCTATGAGTCGTTGCCCCGAGTTGAACAGCGCGTGGTTCAGTTCGAGTATTGTCGGCGCTATGAGTTCGATGAATTCAATTTTCGCGGTGAATTGATCCGCAACGTCCGCCTCCAGAAGGGCTGCAAGATGCTGGGTATCAAGCAGGTCTATTACCAGGTGGCATTGGGAAATATGCTCGATCTGGTCAGGAACGCTTTTATTTCGCGCGAGGTGAAGACTTGAAATATGCGCGTGAAGTGATCGGCCTGATGGCGTCGTTTCCGGGGCGCCCGTTCAGGATGAAGAACCTTGTGGAATACGTCGATCCGGGTGCGACAGGACGGGAGCGCTTGCGCATCCGTGTGGCGATCGGCCGCGTGCTTCAAATGCTGCGGGAGAGCGGTCACATTGACGTCGGCCCCACTCGCTTATCTCGAGGTCGTTTCGCTACTTATACCTGGACAAGAGACGAAAGCTGACGACCAATTGAAGTATCTCGAACTGATTTTGGCGGAATAGTATGGTTTTCCGGAAATCTTTTTAAAAAAACGCCGAGAAATTTCAATTTTGTAAGCTATTGAATAAAAGCAGGAATTCGGAAAAGTGATACATGAACTTTGAAAAAACCTTTTGAAAGTGATACGTAAAGTGATACATTTGACCCGTCCACAGTTGCGTCCACTGAAAACGAACCCCGCCGCCGAGCGGGGTTTTCGTTGTGCAATAGATTGACGTGGCGTAGCGCAGTTTGGTCAGCGCGCCGGTCTCATAAGCCGGAGGTCGCAGGTTCGAATCCTGCCGCCGCAACCAGTTGTCTCCTCCCGCGGTCACCGCTGTGTTTCGCGCCCCGCCGAATCGAAAGGTCCGCGGGGCGCACTATTTTTGGAGCCGTTTCTTTATTGCCGGCAATGGGGGCGCATGCTGGACATCAAGATCACTTCCAACCTGAAGGCAGTCCAGAAGAAGATCGACGCGTTCACCGCCAAGCAGCTGCCTTTTGCATTGGCGCAGGCGATCAACAAGACGGCAGCGCGCGTGCAGGAAGGCGAAACGTCGAATATCAAGTCGACGTTTGAAAACCCCACGCCATTCACGCAGAAGTCTGTCGGCGTCGCGAAGGCCAGAAAATCGGCGCCGGTCGCCACGATCTACATCAAGAACATTGCGGCATCCTACCTGCAGCCCTATGAAAAGGGCGGCGTGCACAAGCTCAATAGTCGCGCGCTTCTCAATCCCAAGGACATCAAGCTCAATGCCTACGGCAATTTGCCGAAGGCGGCACTGGCGCGCCTAAAGGCGATGCCAGGCGTATTTATCGGCCCGGTTCGACTGAAGACGGGCGAAACCATCAATGGCGTGTGGCAACGTCCCATGCTCCGCGGCCAGGACGCAATCCTTGGTGCGAAGATGACGCTACGTCAGCGTCAAAAGTTGTTGCGCGGCAAGCATGGCAACCTGCCGCGCGGAGCCAACACGACGGGCAAGCTCAAGCTACTTATCCGATTTGGCGATGCGTTACCGGTGAAGAAGCGCCTCGGCTTCGGGTCGACCGCCGAGGAGATCGTGAAGCATTACTTCCCCCAGGACTTTGAAGCAGCCTTTGCCGAGGCGGTCCGAACCGCGAAGTAAGGTGCCGGCGCGCTAGATCATCGAGCCGCGCTTCCCGTCATTGACGCCAGGAGGCCCCGCCGCTCGCATCATCGGTCGGGAGGGTAGGTGTACCCCATTTGGGTCCTTCCTGGCGACCTGAAGCACGCGGGCATTGCGCGCCGCGTTTTTCAACCAGTTACAAATTCGAGTGGGTGTTCGCACGATGCCGATGGGATTGTCGATACGTGAGTTCGCTCGGCGCGACGGCTGCTCGGAAATGCTCGTTCGGCGAGCCATAAAACAAAACAGAATCAATACGTTATCGGATGGTTCTCTCGATCCGATACTTGTCGGGACCCCCTGGCGAAAATCAAACGTCAAAGGCGCGAACACCGCGAACACAGAGAAAAAAAATGTTCGCACTGTTCGTGTTCCAGGGTCCGAACCGGATGGCGACGACGGCGATGCGCGAGACGACGAGTCATTGTCCGATGCCGCGCTGCGCGCACTTCAGGAAGATGGCGCCAAGTTGGATTACGGCGAAGCCTTGCGCGTCAAAGAGAACTACATCGCGAAGCTGCGCCAACTCGAATTCCAACAGAAATCCGGCGCGCTGGTTGCCCTGGTCGATGCCGAAGGCGTTCTCTTCGAATTGTTTCGCGGTCAACGTGACGCGTGGCTCAGTTGGCCCGCAAAGGTGGGCCCCATCCTGGCGGCCGAATTGGGGATTGAAGAAGCGGATCGGGTCACTGAGCTGCTGACCATGCATGTCCACAAACAAATCTCAGATCTCGGAGAGCCAGACACCGACTTCGGCCCGAAGAAAGACTGACCGCCTGCGTCAGGCCGGCCGTCAGGGTTGGACGCCGCCACCGCGCATCAGCGTTCCCGAATGGGCTGATCGCTATCGAAAGCTGGCACGGGAGGCCGGCAGCACCTCTGGGAACTGGTCGACCTCCACCGTTGAGGTGGCTCGGGGCCCCATGCTGGCGGTAACCGAGCCGGGCGTGCACACCATCACCACCATGGTGTGCACGCAGTTGACCAAGACGGCCCTGCTGGAAAATGTCTTCGGGTTCTTCGCGCACCTGGACCCATGTCCGATACTGCTGTTGCAGCCGAAAGAGGACGCGGCCGAGCAGTTCAGCAAAGAGCGGATCAGCCCCTTGATACGCGTCACGCCGGTGTTGCGCAAACTGGTTGGAACGGCCAAGACGCGCAACGCGGACGAGACGCTGCTCTTTAAGTCGTTCCCGGGGGGCTTTCTAGCACTGGCCGGCGCCGGCAGCCCGGACAACCTGGCACGTCGGCCGATCCGCGTGCTGCTGTCCGACGAAGTGGATAAGTACCCGGTCACCCGCGAAGGTGATCCCATTGCGTTGGCCGAAGAGCGTACCGCGACCTTCGGCGTGAATTGGCTGTCCATTCGGGCATGCTCTCCGACCATCAAGGACGAGAGCCGCATCGAAAAGAGCTATCTGTCGTCGGACATGCGCCACGCCTCAGTGGCGTGCCCGAGCTGCGGACATCGGCAGTTCCTGGATTTCTTCCGCCATGTCGAGTGGGAAAAGCGCAAGGATGAGAAGGGCAACATCCTCGATCATTATCCCAAGACGGCCCGGATATTCTGTGAAGCGTGTGGGCTCGGGTGGTCTGAGGGGGATCGGCTGCGCGCCCTGCAGACGGCGCGCTTTCATCAGACGCGCCCTTTCGACTGCTGCGGGCACCGGCATATCCCGCTCGAGAATTACGAGCGTGCATGGCGTGATGCGCAGGCGCGTGGGCTGACGGAAGGGGAGGCGTCGCAGGCGGCAGTTGAGGCGACCTGGGACTGGTGGTCGTCCAACCGGCACGGCGTCTTTCGTGCGAAATGTCCCGACTGCGGGAAATGGGGCGTCGACAACGAGCATGCCGGCTTTCAGGCCAGCAAGCTATTTTCACCCTGGGCAAAGGACAAACCGTCCAACATTGCCGCCAAGTGGTTGGCAGCGAAGGACGACGAGGACCTGAAGCAGGCATGGTGGAACACCCAAATGGGGATGCCATACCGTCCTCACAGCGGGAAGGATCTCAACCTTGAGGTGCTCGCCGCCCGTGGCGAAGTGTGGCCAGCCGCGATTCCTGCCGGCGTGGGTGTGCTTACGGCGGGTGTCGACGTCCAGGATGACCGCCTGGAGTGCGAAGTCGTCGGGTGGGGGCGCGATGAGGAGAGTTGGTCGATCGATTATGAGGTCTTCGAAGGCGATCCCAGTACACCCGAGTTGTGGAAGAAGGTCGACGCCTATCTGAAGCGCACCTGGTACCGATACGATGGCCGCGCCTACGGTATCTCGGCGACATGTATCGACTCCGGTGGCCACAACACCCAGATGGTCTACGAGTTCGTCAAAGCGAGGCTCGGGCGCCGCGTTTATGCGATCAAAGGGGAATCGGCTCGCAACGGTCAGCGTTCGCCCGTGTGGCCCGCGAAAAAACCCACGCGGCGCAACAAAGGCGGCTACCGCCCCACGATCATCGGGGTCAATAGTGCGAAAGACACGATCCGTGCGCGCCTGGGCAAGGAAGTGTCGGGCCCTGGCTACATGCACTTCCCGGCGGACCGCGACATCAACTATTACGCCCAGTTGACTGCCGAACGGATCGTGATCAAACAGGCGTCCGGACACAAATACCGGGTCTGGGAACTCCCCGCCGGCAAGGCTAATGAGGCACTGGACTGTCGAGTCTATGCCTATGCCGCGTTGTGCGCGCTTCTGCACTTCGGCCTTCGGCTGAACCGGATCACTGAACAGGCGGAAGAGCCGATGCGTGGTCGCGCGCCCGAAGAGGTTGAAACGGAAGATGCAGACGAAAACCGTCCGACGCGCCCGGCAGGCCCCGTCATATTGACCAAGACCAACGAAAAAAAACGGTCCATAGCCAGCAGACTTGCTTAGAGGATAGATGATGGCAGCAAATTTCACCAGCATCCTGTCGGGCATGACCGATGATCAGTTGAGGTCGGCTCTGACCAACGCTCAACAGGCGTATATCGCCCTGATCTCGGGATCCAAGGGTGAATCATTCAGCTACGCCCAGGGAGAAGGGAGCCGCTCCGTCACCTATACCCGCGCGAACCTCGCACAATTGACCGCGCTCATCCGTCAACTGCAACAGCAGTTGGGGCTGATTCATCGTGCGCGACGTCCCGTTGGATTCTATTTCCGATAATGAGCAACGAATTGCAGATACTCGACGCGAGGGGCAAGCCCATCGCGCCGAGACCAAGTCGTGTCTCGGCCCTGGTCGGAGGGGGGCGAACGCCCTATGACGCCGCGGACGTCTGGGGCCAGCATATGGCCACCTGGCAGCCATATCTCTGGTCGCCGGATGGCGAACTCAACATGTTCCGCGATCGCATCGTGTCCCGTATTCGGGACGTGGTGCGAAACGACGGGTGGGCATCAGCCGCCGTCACGCGGACGATCGACAACGTCATCGGCGCGGATTTCCGGCCAATCTCGAAGCCAGATTGGCAGGCACTGCGGGCCATTACCGGCAACAAGGCCTTCGACTATATGTGGGCCGATGAGTTTGGTGAGGCGGTAGAAGCCAACTATCGCACCTGGGCCTATGACCAGGGTCGCTATTGCGATACGCAACGTAATCTGACAGTTCCCCAGATGATGGCGCTGGGTTTCCGGCACAAGTGCGTCGATGGGGACGCGTTGGCCATGATGCACTGGCGTCCCGGCCGCGTGAGCGTGGGTCGGGCACGCTATGCGACCGCGGTGCAGATCATTGATCCAGATCGGCTGTCGAACCCACAACTGAATTTCGATCAGCAGTGGCTGCGTGGCGGGGTCGAGGTCGATGAGGATGGCGCGGCCATCGCCTACCACATCCGTCGCGCGCACCAGGGCGATTGGTTCAGCGCTGGCGAAAGCATGGTATGGGATCGCATTCCACGTGAAACATCGTGGGGGCGCCCCATCATCGTTCACGATTTCGATCATGACCGGGCTGCCCAACATCGTGGGGGTGCCGGGATGCTCGCCCCGGTGCTCCAGCGCCTGAAGATGCTCATCAAATACGACGGCACGGAACTCGACGCGGCGATTATCAATGCGATTTTTGCGGCCTACATAGAAAGCCCGTTCGACAGCGAATTGGTGAGCGAAGCGCTAGACGATGGCGAACGCATGATGACCTATCAGGACATGCGCAAGCAATTCCACGAGGAACGCAAACTGGTAGTGGGGGATGCGCGCGTCTCCCATCTATTCCCTGGCGAAAAACTCGGATTTGCCACGGCGGCTCGACCCACCAGTAATTTCGCCGAATTCGAAAACGCCATGTTGCGCAATATCGCGGCGGGTACGGGCACGTCGGCTCAGATGATCAGCCAGAACTGGGCTGATGTGAATTACTCCTCATACCGCGCGGCCATGCTGGAAGTCTGGAAGACCTTTCATCGCCGGCGCATCAATTTCTCCATGGGCTTCGGCCAGCCGATTTTTTCCTGTTTCCTTGAAGAAAGCATGGAGGTGGACGATCTGCCTCTGCCCCAGGGCGCGCCGTCCTTCATCGAATGCCGTCAGGCCTATGCTCGTGCGAAATGGATGGGGCCCGGTCGCGGCTACATCGACCCAGAAAAAGAACGCAAGGGCGCGATTCTGGGTATGGACGCCGCGCTTTCCACGCTCGAGGACGAATGTGCCGAACTGGCCGGCGCCGACTGGCGGGACAAGGTCGGTCAGCGGGCTGTGGAACGCCAGCGGTTCAAGGACCTGGGCTTGCCGATCCCGTCCTGGAATGAAGGCCAAACCGCCGAACAGGCCGAAAAGTCTCCGGAGGCTACGTGAATCATCTTCTGCCGCGACTCTCGCAGCGCATTTTCAACACCCCACTGGCGATCCATCCTGGGAAAGCGGAAATCATCGTCGCTGCCTTGGCGGACCGGCTCGGCGTCAGCCACATCTGGCGCGCCGACGGCAATGGCATCCACCCGCTTGCGATGGAGGATGACGAATTCGGTTTCGCCGAGCCGAACGACACGGCCA